CCTAAAGATATACAGAAAAGAGTTCGTGCTATGACTGACGATCAGTTGAAGATGCTAGCTAAAGACGTTGGCGAAAAGCCAGGTGACGGAAGCGAACGCGGTCTTCAAACGAAGTTGATTAATCAAGAGCTTAAAAGACGTTATGGCATTAAGCCGGGCAAAGATGTTTCAGAAGATGAAGATCCTTGCTGGGATAACTACAAACAGGTTGGTATGAAAAAGAAAGGCGGCAAGAAAGTTCCTAACTGCGTGCCTAAAGAAGAGATGGAAATAGAGTCATACTTTAACCAGCTAATGGGCGAGTGGATGGACGAAGTAACAGCTAACGAATTTGGTGATCGTGTTGAAGACGAACTAGAAAAAACCAAGCGCAAGCTAGCAGACTTGAAATCACTTAAAATGGACGCTTGGAAAGACGGCGACAAGGATATGCTACAGCACATCCAAAAGAAAGAAGTTCAGCTAAAGCAACACTTTGACAAACTAACAGCAGAAGCAGCGCCAGAAGAACCAAAGGATCAGCAATCACCACTGAGTGAGTTTATTCTTAGCTTTTATGACCGTGCTACTGGTGCGTTTCCAAAAGGTGAAACAGCAGTACTAACAATGGTCGAGAAAGATTACGGCGAGCAGTACATTGATCCAGCCAAGCAGTTTATTGAGCAGATCAATCAAACGTTCGAGCAGCACCAAGCAGGTAGCGGGTCGAACGTAATTGAAGAACCACAGCAAGACAACACAGAGTTTGATGCTGTGAGAAGATTAGCTGGTCTTTAAGATCAGCTAAGTCATTCATTTTTATACAAAAAAAATGGTTGACAGGATAAATAATATTGTGTAGTATATAACTTGTGCTACACACTAAGGCACTGAAAACATAGGCAAAATTACAAAACATTGGAGGCAATTTACTATGGCATCATTAGCGGAAATTCGCGCAAAACTGAAAGATCAAGAGGCAAACAAAGGCGGCGGTAACCAACCAAAAGGCGATTCAGCCATTTACCCATTCTGGAACATCAAAGAAGGCGAGAGCTGTACTCTACGTTTCCTTCCTGATGGCAATACTGAAAACACTTTTTTCTGGGCTGAAAGGCTTATGATTAAGTTGCCATTCGCTGGCATCAAAGGTGAGACGGATTCACGTCCGGTAATTGTACAGGTTCCTTGCATGGAAATGTATGGCGAAACTTGCCCAATCCTTTCTGAGGTACGCGGTTGGTTCAAAGATCCAAGTCTAGAAGACATGGGTCGAAAGTACTGGAAAAAGCGTTCTTACATCTTCCAGGGGTTTGTAAAAGACAACCCATTGAGCGATGACACCACACCAGAAAATCCTATTCGTAGGTTTATTATTGGTCCACAGATCTTCCAGATCATCAAACAGGCTCTTATGGATCCTGAAATGGAAGAACTACCAACTGACTACACCGCAGGTGTAGACTTCCGTTTAAACAAGACAAGCAAAGGTCAGTATGCTGACTACTCAACTTCTAATTGGGCACGACGCGATCGTCCGCTTAGTGAAGAAGAGACGAAAGCTATTGAAGAACATGGCCTGTTTGACATGAGCGACTTCCTTCCAAAGCAGCCTGACGCAACAGCAGTACAGGTTATCAAGGAAATGTTTGAAGCAAGTGTTGACGGCGAAGTATACGACGCTGATCGTTGGAGCCAGTATTTCCGTCCAGCGGGCGTAAGTGCTAACACAGGTGATCCTAACAAGGCAAAAAAGTCAGAAGCAAAGACTGAATCTAAGCCAGCAGCAACACCAAAGGCCGACGAAAAGGTTGACGTTAGTGAAGAGGAAAAAGATCTTCCTTGGAACAATGACAAAGCTGAAGACAAAGCTGAAGACAAGGTCGAAGCAAAGTCAGAAGAGAAGTCAGAAGGCGGCAGCGCCCAAGATATTCTGTCAATGATTCGCTCACGTCAGAACCAGTAATAGACCCAAAACTAGGGGAGTTCCTCCCCTAGTATCTTTTAATCAATATAGGAGTCACTATGGCTAAATCTTTCGATCCATCAAAATTTCGTAAGGATCTAACAAAATCAATTACAGGCATGAGTGCTGGCTTTAACGACCCAACAGACTGGGTTTCAACTGGCAATTATGCGCTGAACTATCTTATCAGTGGAGACTTTCAACGAGGTGTTCCACTGGGCAAGGTAACTGTATTCGCAGGCGAATCAGGCGCAGGCAAAAGCTATATCTGTTCAGGTAACATTATCAAAGATGCTCAGGACCAAGGCATTTACGTGGTGTTGATTGACTCAGAGAACGCACTTGACGAATCATGGTTGCAGGCATTGGGTGTTAAGACGTCTGAAGAGCACATGCTTAAACTGAGTATGAGTATGATTGACGACGTGGCTAAGACCATGTACACATTCATGCAAGACTACAAGGATATGCCTGAAGAGGATCGTCCCAAGGTACTGTTCGTAATTGACAGTCTTGGTATGATGATGACACCAACAGACGTTGATCAGTTCCAGAAAGGTGATATGAAAGGTGATATGGGTCGTAAGCCCAAAGCACTGGCGTCACTTGTTCGTAACACTGTAAATATGATTGGTGCATACAACGTAGGTCTTGTGTGCACAAACCACACATACGCAAGTCAAGACATGTTTGATCCTGATGACAAAATCAGTGGCGGACAGGGCTTCATTTATGCTAGCTCAATAGTTGTTGCAATGCGTAAACTCAAACTCAAAGAGGATGAGGACGGCAATAAGATTTCTGATGTACGTGGTATTCGTGCAGCTTGTAAGGTAATGAAAACACGCTATGCAAAACCGTTTGAAAGTGTGCAAGTAAAAATCCCCTACGACGGCGGCATGAATCCATACTCAGGTCTTGTTGAATTATTTGAGAAGAAAGGCTTGCTGGAAAAATCAGGCAACCGTCTCAAGTACATTGACACAGATGGCGTAGAACACCTGGAATTCCGCAAAAAGTGGGTAGGTGAAAAACTCGATATGCTAATGGAAGATTTCTTTAAGATCAAAGCAGCTAAGCCTGAAGAGGTAAATAGCGATGACGAAGAAGTAGACCAGACTCATATTGAGGAGTCAGCTGGGAATGAATGAAGAGCACGTTAGCGAAGTATGGATGTTGTTTAAGCAGTACACGGACAAAAAGCAGCTAGAAATAGCTGCTGAGAAGTACATTGATTTGCTTGCAGATCAAGGCGTAAGCGATATTGTGCTGCAAGACGCAATGGGCATGGACGCTGTCTTAGACGACGCAATTGTATATTATCTAGACTTAGATGTGCTAGACGACGAGGACTAACAATGGGCTGGTACCACAAAGTATCAAACGACATATCAAAGATTCCAGATGCATTAAATCATTTTGAATCTGAGTTAGACGACGCCCGACTTGAAGTAAAGATTAAAGGCAGTCTTGAGAAAGCCTCAGCAGAAATGCCAGGCATTGTCGAGCAACGCTTTAATCAGCTTCAAGAGATTGAAGCAATTCTAAACTATCTGAATATTGAACTGCGTAAATTGCGCAGTTCTTTTTTCAAGAAGTATCTGGAAAACTATCAGCGAGCGTTGAGCAGTCGTGACGTAGAGAAATACGTAGACGGCGAGAGTGCAGTAGTTGATTATGAACTACTCATAAACGAATTCGCGCTAATGCGCAACAAGTGGTTGGGTATTCTTAAGGCCTTGGACCAAAAGCAGTGGCAGATCACAAACGTAGTCAAATTAAGAGTGGCGGGCATGGACGATGCTAGTCTGTAATTAAATTTATAGGACGTAATGAGTAATGAGTAAAACAATATTGATCACAGGTGGTGCAGGATTTATTGCACACCATTTGATAGATAAAATTTTAAGTGAAACAGATTGGAACATTGTAAGTCTGGATAGGTTAGACTACAGTGGCAACTTGAATAGACTGCACGAAGTTGTCTCAGCATACCCAGCCGCAGAACAAAAAAGGGTAAAGATCGTACACCACGATCTAAAAGCATCTATTAACCCGCAGATTGCACACGCAATTGGAAGAGTGGATCTTATCGCACATCTAGCCGCGGGCTCGCACGTAGACCGTAGTATACAATACCCAATGGCCTTTGTGTTAGACAACGTAGTAGGAACTACAAACCTACTTGAATACGCCCGTGGCTTAGACCACTTGGATATGTTTGCTTATTTTTCTACTGACGAAGTATTTGGTCCAGCACCGCCTGGCGTTAGTTATAAAGAGAACGATCGTTACAACAGCACCAACCCTTATAGTGCGTCAAAAGCAGCGGCAGAAGAATTAGTAGTTGCTTACGAAAATACCTACAACCTACCATGCATTATTACGCATACAATGAATGTTATAGGAGAAAGACAGCACCCTGAAAAGTTTATTCCGTTGTGTATTAGACAGATTCAAGCTGGTGGAAAAGTAACAATTCACAGCAATGCGCAAAAGACCAAGGCAGGAAGTAGGCATTATATCCATGCTAAAGACGTTGCAGATGCACTAATATTCCTATACAAATACCCGCTAAATACATTAGAAGCAGACTTCGGTGGAGCCAAGTGTCAGAAGTTTAACATTGTTGGTCCTAAGGAAATAGACAATCTAGAACTAGCACAATTTATTGCCAACGTACAAAACAAACCACTGAACTATGAAATGGTAGATTTCCACAGTAGTAGACCGGGGCATGACTTACGTTATGCACTTGACGGTTCGAAGATGAGTAAGATGGGGTGGAATCCACAACCGATAGAACAACAACTTGAACAGGTTATAAAATGGAGCTTGGAGAATAGTAGATGGATAACGATATAAATCGAAGATACAGTAAGATAGCAGAAAAATACGTGGATGACCGAAAGGCTGTGGTAGATTACGAGATGCTGATCAACGAATTTGCTTTGATGCGAAATAAATGGTTAGGTGTATTAAAGTCACTTGACTCAAAAGGCTTTTCACTGAATAATATTATTCGGTTGAG